TGAAATAATACCATGCAAAAAAACAGATACAAAGGATAACAAACATGCGAAAGATTCGTAAGGTAATCGCTGACAGCACCATAAGCTATTATGATCGGGACGGCGTAGCACAGACGTTCCACACCACCGGAAACGTTCGTACCGTTGAAATGGCTATCAATGTACTTATGGACGCGGGCATTGTCAACGTGTTGATTGACGATATCACGGTTAATAAGACGGTGTACGTGATGGACGTTGAAACGTTCATCGAACACGCCGAACGCGTCGCGACTGACGTAAACGGCATCGATACCGATACCGACAACGACAACAATATTGAATTATGAAAGGAACTGAAATGAACGAGGAAAACGAACAGATGAACGACACCACCGTGAATGAAACCGCACAGAACACCGTTGAACCCTATCGTTACATTTGCACTATGGACAACAGTACGTTCGAGGGAAAACGCGCCATCGTCAACGCGCGTAACAACGCGTTGTCGCTGAACGAGCGCGGTGCGGAACCGTTGATGGTTATTGGCGCTTACATTGCGCCGGGCGTGCGTTCTCAGACGGGTCAGAAATGCGCGAACGTCTATCTTTTCGGAAAGGACGGTAAGACGTATTTCAGCCAGTCACAGGGTATCTACCGTAGCGTATTGGATATCTACGATATGTTCCCCGATTTCAACGCGCCGGACGGTATCACCGTCGCGGTCAAGCAGACCGCACTTGGTGGTGGGCGTTCCACGAAATCGCTTGAAATCAAGTAGTTTGGATGAAACAAAAGTGCCATACATGTTATGGCACTTTTTTTATAAGGTGGTGAACATGCCTAGAGCGCATAAACAAGCGGACTTGTTGACTGCGAAACGCAAGCGCGTGCGTCGCGCTATAAACAGTCTGAAAAAAAGCATTACCGACACTATGCCCGAAAGTGAAGCGAACGCGCGGCGCGCTTACATCCAGCGGCTTGAAACGCAGTTGAAAAACACGTATGTTGGTCGTGTCCGTAATAGCGGCATGCGGAATGAACTGTATCAGCGTGCGAACGAAACCGCCGATAAGCTCGTGCAACAGGTGAGCGAGGTGCGCGGCGGCAAAGGGCGTGCGAGGGAACGGGCTCGTTCGTTCAAAATTTTTCGCGAGGAAATGCGAATGGCGTCGAAAGGTATGCCGAGTGCGCTAGGCGATCTCGGACGGGAAAAAGTCAAGGTGTTTTGGCGATACACACAAAATATATGGCAGAAGCCGAACGTTCCGCCGAACAAACGACTTGAAGCTATCATGAAAGCATATGACGCTGATTCATTAAGCGAAGTCTTTGATACCATTATGGCGCGCAACGAAAAGGCGTTGCGATATGCCGAACGTATGAAAACGCATACGGGCGAATTGGAGGATTATACGGACGTTGACGGCGGAAGCCCGATATGGTTACTAGCGGTTTCACCCGACGTGATACGATGAAAGAACGCAAGGAATTTAAGGTAGCGGCGATATTCGACACCGAAACAACGAACATTGGCGAGGGTGCCGAAACGCGTGCATACCCGATATTGTACATTTTCAATGATTTGCGTGACACGCCACTGGAATCGTACGCCCCCGATACGGACGATGTGCGGTTTTACCGGCACACGTACGAAGCGTTAGCATACATTGACAATCTTATCGAATACGGGCGTGCGCACGGTTATGTTCCGATAATCGCGGCATATAACCTTATGTTCGACATGCAAACTCTTATGTTGGAATTGGCGCAGTCGTATACGATTACCGCTAACGCGCAGACCGCCACAAGCGTGTACACGCTTGACTTGTACGTAGGTAATGACATTGTGTGCCGTTTTTGGGATACGTTTTACTTGGAAATGGGCGGCTTGCGTGCGATGGGCGAAACATGCGGATTGCCGAAAGCGGTAGGCGACTGGGATTATTCGCTTATCCGCACGCCCGAAACGCCGTTGTCCGAAGAGGAAATGTTTTATGCACGGCGCGATGTGCAAGTGATACCCCAATACTTGCAATGGTTGCTACGTGCGAATCATTGGCTTACGCCGGACATGCTGGGTTGCCGCGTGCTTACCAAAACGTCGCTTGTGCGGCAGATGGCACGGCGCGAGATTGGCGGGCGGCGCGTCACTTTGCAAGACGGAAAGAAAATCACATTGCAACGCGCTTTCGAGCTGACGTGCAATCAGGAATTTCCGAAAGATTACGAATCTTACGCGCTGCGCAAAGCATGTTTCCGTGGCGGTTTGACTTTCACAAGCGCTAAAACCGCTAGCGTTGTCGTGGATAATGTCGCCTCCTTGGACGTTACGTCAATGCATCACGCATTCATTAACGGGCGACGGTTGCCGGTGAAATTCGCTACAGCGCCTGCGGATATTTTGCAGATCGTTTGTGAACGCGTTGTTAATACATCGCTTGAAGACGTATTGGCGAATTATGATGACCCGTTTCTTACGGGATTGCATGCGGCTGTGAGATTCGTTAATCTCAGGTTGCGTAAAAATACATGTTTCGATACGTGGGGCATTGCAATATGCCCGCGTTCCAAGTTTGTGAAAACGTTGCAAGCGGACACCGATTACAGCAACAACGAACGCGCGAAAACACAGGAAAACAGCGTCAGGGTGCACGGTTACGTTGACAGTGCCGTTAAACCGACGTACGCGTTCGGCAAACTGTATCGCGCGGACGAATGCATATTACATGTCAATGAAATCGAATTGTGGAACATAGCGCAAGTGTACGAGTTTGACGGAATGCATGTATTATACGGTGAAGCAACCTCTAAGACGATTGTTCCACCCGATTACGTGACTCTACAATCCAACATGCTTTTCGCACGAAAAACCGACGTGAAAAATCTGATTAAACGGTATCACGAGGGCACGGCGTACGCGGGTGAAATACCCGAGTCTATACCTGAGGGAATCGCACGCGACGCGAAAGCGGGAACGTTGAGCATGAAATTTCTACAATCTTATTATGGTTCCACTGTTAAGGGGCAATTTAATGGCATATACGGCACACAGGCACAAGACGTTATGAAAGCGGATTATCGCGTGACGGAAACCGGTGAACTTGAAGTTGATAAAACCACTGTTTGCACTCCCGAGAATTTTGCGAAAAAACGCCCGAAAACACCACGCGTCCTATACACGTACGGAATGCGAATCGTAGCGGGTAGCAGAATGCACCTCTTGATAGCCATGATGTTGATATATCGTCATTTCGGCGCACGCGTAGTGGTCACGGGCGGCGACACCGATAGCCTGAAAATCAGTTGCGATAACGATGTGAGCGACGCGGAATTGCTGGACGCGCTCAAACCTCTACATAACGCGATTGAAAACGCGATCAACCACACCATGCGACGCGTCAGAACCACAGCATCCGACATGGCGTCAACGCTAGACCATATCGGAAAATTCGAGGTTGAAGACTGTGGCGGCATCACGCGTTATACCGAACATATAGAATTGTGGAACAAAGCACGCGTTAGTTTGGACAAGAACGGGCGCGTACATGTCACTTGCGCCGGGCTCCCGCGACCGGACGGTGTGTACACCATTGAAGATTTTATAGCGGAAGTCATGCACGCGGGGTACGGTTTCCGCGAAACCGTACAAATGTCGCTCGGTTATGATGTGTTAGTGGATTATGAGATTTGCCATACGCTGCAACGCAATCGCCCGCATGTGTGGGATAGGTACGTCGGAACCGTCACCGATTATCGCGGCGCGACGTATCATGTTGACGTACCCGAAGCGATAGCGCTATATCCGTCCGGTAGATGGCTGGGCGAATCGGACAAACAGGCGAACGACGAGAATCTAGCGTACATGTTATGCGCGTATAATCGAAATGTGGAAACGACACCGCGCGAACTTATCGTACGTGATGGTAAACCTATGATTGTGAGCATTGATGGCGAAATATTATTATGACCGGCTTAAGACATTGATATTGCCGCGAAACGCAGATGTGAACATGATTATCGGCGCACGCGGTTTAGGCAAGACATACGGCGTACGAAAATACATGATAGAAGACTATTTAAAAAACGGATACTGTTTCGTTGAAGTGACACGTTTTCGCGAGGAAAACAACGACGTTGCGGCGAACTATTTCAGCCGTATCGTACAAGATGACATTTTCCCCGATTATGAATTTCGGACAACCAATAAAATAGCCGAAATTCGTAGAAAGAAAACCGGTAAGAAAGAAAACGAATGGAAAACAATCGGGTATTTTATACCTTTGTCGTTGCAGCAGCAGAAAAAGAAAAGCACATACGTTAACGTGCGCAACATTTGCATGGATGAAATCATCATAGACAATGACGATAGGTATCACACGTATCTGAAAAACGAGTTCGAGCAATTGGCAAAACTTGTGGATACCGTCACGCGCGAACGCGCCGACGATACGGAACTGCGCAAGCCAAGAATATTTCTTCTCGGCAATGCTTGCGACGCGTTCAACCCGTATTTCCAACATTATGACGTGCCGTTGGAACCGGAGTTCGGTTTGCAATGGCTAGGCGGTAAAACATGTCTGTTCGACTATGTGCGGGATGACGCGTACGCCGAACAGAAAACGAAGAACACAGTGTCGGGACGCATGTTGAAGAACAACGATGACATGACCGCGAAAAACAGGTTCAAACGGCACGACACCGATTTCATCGAAAAACCGCACGCCCATGCAAGGCTTACGTATGTTTTCCGATGGCTGCGGAATGAATACGGCGTCTATGTCGATTTGCGTTGCGGATACGTCTTCGTATCCTCGAAATACGATGGCGGCACGCATGTACCATATTTCGCAATCACAAGGGATGATAACAAATTGAACTATCTTACCGCGAACATGGCGAAAGATTTGATTAGGAATCTCACGTCATATTACGCGCTGGGGTATCTGCGTTATGATATGGTGGAAACGCAACACGCCGTGAGTGAAATGCTCAGAAATTTCGGTGTAAAATAATCACGGCATACGCAAGGTGTCGTAACGAGGGCGATAAAACATTATCATTGATAACCACGGTTGACTCCGCCAATGATATGGCCGTGAGGGAAAAGCGTGCCGTCCGTCGTTGGGAATCATGTTGCAAGTATGCTATTCTTAAGTCGTGCCGGTTCGGTATTCGTTCGCCGGTACGACTTTTTTCATATATGAAAGGAAAACGATAATGGATGACGAAACTTCCGAGGAAAGGGACACCGCCGAACGCGATGACCTCACCTCTGACGAAGCGCACCGTGTGGGCGAGTTCGACGACTTGCGCGATATGCTGCGTGACGTACTGGACAAGGTGAACGCAATAGGCGACCGTATGGACGCAATCAGCGAACGAATCGATGGTATCTACGATAATTTCACCGATTCCGTTGCGCAGATGGTCGAAAACGGCGCGACCGTCAAGGAAAACGACGACGTTGCGGCGGAAGCAATCGCACAGGCTGCGGCAGAGGACTTGGAAAACCTCGATTACACGCTCTGAAAGAAGGATGAATCATGGCAGTAGATAACGCGACAATTTTGGATAAGGTGCGACTCAAGGGCACCGACGATTATCAGCAGCGTATCCCGAGCGCAACGCAGACCGGCGTATCGAATACAATGCGCTATTTGTTCGACCCGATGAATCGGCAGTATTTGAACGACTGTGTTTGGAATATGGTCAATCGTATCGGACTTACCGTAATGGCGCAGAACGCACCGTTTGAAAACCCGCTTTCGATTTTCAAAAAGGAAAATCTCTATTGGGGTTCGACTGTACAGGAAATCGCCGTCAAGTGGATTAAGGCGCACGGGTACAAGGATGACGCGGAAGACCTTTTGAAGATGCACCGTCCCGAAGCGGGTGTGTGGTTCTACGAAATGAACCGTCGTGACCAATACCCGATTTCGTGGACTGATGATGAATTGCGTCAGGCGTTCGTTGATGATTTCGGTTTGAACCGTTTCGTCGCGCAGATTATGGAAACGCCACGCAACAGCGACAATTACGATGAAATGAACATCATGCTTGCGCTGATTCGTCATTACGAACAGAATCTCGGTTTCTACAAGGTGAAAGTTTATGCGCCGCCGACCGATACAGCGTCGGCTAAGACGTTGCTCAAGGCATTGCGTGCAACCGCCGGACGAATGCAGTTTCCGAGTACCCAGTACAATGCGCTCAACGTCACCGACATTCCGGCATACGCGAACCCACAGAACATGGTATTGCTGATTGAGCCGGAATATCTTGCGTCGCTCGATGTTGACGCGTTGTCGGCTGTGTTCCAGTTGGATAAGGCCGACGTGCCGTATCGTATCATTCAAGTACCAAGTCTCGGTATTCCCGGTGCGGTGGCGTTGCTTGTGTCCACTGATTGGTATCAGGTGCGTGACACTCTTTATGGCACCACGCAGTTCTTCAATCCGCAGACACTCGCCAATACGATGTATTTAAACCACTGGGGCATCTACGGCGTGTCGCCGTTCACCCCGTGCGCATTGTTCACTACCGGCGAGGGTACTTCCATCAATGTTGTGACGCAGACCGTGACCGGCTTTACTTTGACTCCGACCACGGGCACCGTCAAGGCGGGCGGCCTTATGCAGCTCACGCCCAAGCTCACCGCCACCATCAAGCCGACCGGCACCGCCGTTCAGGTAGCACCGAACGCGTCGACGTACGAGGTTGCGGCGAATCATGCCGCAAGCGAGAGTGGGACGCACGGTGCGGCGTTTGACCTCAACGTGAATACGTTCGTGGATGATCAAGCGCGCTTGCACATCCAGCGTGACGGCCTTGTGGCCGGTGATGTCATTACCGTGACGGGCACCGCCACGTATGTTAATCCGAACGACAAGACTACGGAATATTCCGCAACATGCACGTTCACCGTCGAATAGTCTGAATAGTCTGAAACGACTATGGTATAAATGAGTGGTGCGTCACATTGAAGTACCACTCATTTTTCATATAGGAAAGGGCGCGATATGGATTTTCCACATCTGCAAAACGCAACGACGTTCCCCGATACGGACACGCGCGTATACGGACAGTACCGCAACATTTTCGACTATAACGTTTGGACGCCAAACACGGTAATCAAGCTATGTCGTGTGAATTGGTTCGATGATTACCACGACGTCGTGAAATTTTCAAATGACGATGCACGAAACATATGGTTTGACAAACTGGACGGCGAAACCGTCAAGCTCACAACTAACATGTATATTGCGCGCGCCGACGCGGACGGCATAAAATTGCCCGTGCCTTACATGACGGCACAACAATACAATTACATTGTCGTTGACTTTTCACATGACATTATCAATACGCCGTATCAAAAAACCGACGTACAAACACGTTATCATTTTTTCGTCACTTCCGTACGCGCGGAAGCGCCGAACACGACAACATGCACGCTTATGCGCGACGTATGGACGGACTATATCAATAGCACCACAATCAACGGTCTACTGTTGTCACGCGGACACGCGCCATTGACAGAAACGACACCGCAAGAACTGTTGAAAAACCCGCGCGCGAATTGTCGTGATTTCACGTTGCCCGACGTTGATTATGGTAGTGCAGCAGTAAACGTCAGGAAAAGCACGCCGGTTAATCTGCAAAACGGTGCAAGATACATTTGTGTTGCCGCAACGTTTTCAACCGAGCAATTGCAAACCATGAGTAACGTGCGCGGTTCAAACATCACGGACAGCGATCCGACATACAGCAATAACGACGGGACGGTAACGGGTTTCTCATGGGGTGCCGGTGACATTTACACTCAAAACGTCCCCGGCGCGGGTACATCATACCATTCAATCGATAATCTCACTGCAAGCAACGTAAGCATGTATGCGCTCGAATCGTCCAAAATCTCGGGCGAATATTTCGACACGCTTTTCGCATATTATCCACATATCATGTCGCAGATCACAGCGGTTTTCGTCGCTACCGCAAACATGCTGCGACTTGGTAACGGCGTTACTGTGAACGGCGTCGCATGGCATACAGTCAACGGCGCACGGACAAAAATATCCGATATTGATTTGACTATCGATGATTTCGGTTATGCTAGTGAATACGAACGAATAACACGCTTGTATCTTGCGCCGTACGCGTACTTGGAAATATCCGACAATATCGGCAATAAAGCCCGTGTGGAAATCGCTGATTGCGGACGACTCTCGGTACAGACCGTCACGTCCCTAAGTTATCCGATATTGCGGCAAATAGCATGGCTTGACGGAATCGGAAGCGACGGCGATACGTCCATTACCGTTAACGCTATCGACGGGAGTAGCATTACCGGCGACGTGCCGAACGCGGACGTGCTCAAAACGCTCATATCGCACGACATACCGACATACGCGTTGCAACGTCGCGCAATTGACGCGCACCGTGCCGACGCATACAATCGAGAAGTCGCGCAAGCTCGCGAAAACGCCGTTATATCGTACGAAAACGGCGCGCGTTCGGCAAACACGGCACAAAATAACACGTATTGCAGCAGCGCCGCGGCGATATCGAACACGGCGCGTGCCAATCAGCGTGACACCGCGGTGAAAGACGAGTCCAATAGTGTGCGTACTGATAATCTGACATATTCAACCGCGCGGCAGAACGATGATTTAAACACCGCCACAATCAAGATAAATCTTGATGTCGCTCAGGACAACACATTGCAGAACAAGGCGTTTATAGAGGGGTCTCAAACACAAGCGTTGTCAAGCGTCGCAAGCGCGATAGGCACAATGGCCGGGGCGGCGCTAGTAATCGGCACCGGTGGCGCGGCGTCACCGTTGGTAGCCGGTTCCATGGCTATCGGCAGCGCTGCACTGCAAGGTTACAATACCGGTGTCGCCATAACCAATAACGAAGAACTCAACCGCACAGCCAACGATGTCGCCAATACGAAAGCGAAAAATGCAAACAGAGCTAACAGCGAGCAAACACAGCATTCGATAACGCAAGCAACCGACGTGACAACGCGCGCGAACACGCAGGCTGACCGTAACAACGAATACGCTACAAGCGCTGCAACCGACATGACCGCCACAAGCGCGAACACGGCGAACGCGAATGCGTCGGCATCACGCAATCAGAGCGTGGATAATGCGAAACGTGTCATGGTAAACACGCGGTCTAATGTCAGCATGGCGTGGCGCGATTTGCTCAATCATCCCGCGCGACCCGTTGGCGCGTATGGCGGCGACAACTTCAAACAGGCTACGGGGCTTGACACTATGACCGTTAAAATCGTCACCGAAGACAATGGCGCGATAGCGGCGGCGGGCGATTACATGCTGCGCTATGGCATCGCAAGCAACAAACTTTACAGCCGTCCGTCGTTGACGCCTTGCAAGCATTTCGCATATTGGCAGAGCACGGACATATGGCTTATCTGCCCATTTGCACAAAACGAACAATTGCAGACAATCAGGGATATTTTCAGTTCCGGTGTTACAATATGGAACAGACCCGAGGAAGTCGGCGGCGACTTCGTACACGACAATCTATAAGGCGGGAAGTATGGGACGTAAACGCACGCACAAAAGGTCGTTGACCCGTGCGGAAATGGGCGAACGCGGCGCACCGATGTGGCAGCAATCACAAGCGCTCAATTCGCAAGCATATTCGATGGCGTATTCGCAAATGTTGAATATCGCATTATCTCGTTTCAAGTGGCTGAATCTGCCGAAAACTTGTGACGCATGGTTTCTCGAATACAATCTGTTATATTTCGGTTACGCCACAATCGCGTTCCCGCATAGCAAGCCGGGTGTGTTTTTCAGTACGCAAGCGGTGACTACATCGAATTTCAACGTGTATTACAAACCGAAAAAATGGAATAGTTACGGTATCAACGGATGGTGTTTTCCGGTTAATAATTCCAACGGTGTGTTCATCTACGCGAACCGTGCGCGTACGCCACTCATTCCGACGATTGAGTTTTTCGCGCATGAAATAGAAGATTTGTACATGACGCGGCGGCAGAATCGTTTCAATCAGAAAACACCGTTCATCCTTGAGGTTCCAGCCGGACAGCAGACGGCGGGCATCAACGTTATCAAGCAAATCTCAGGCGGTGAAATGGCTATCATGGCGACACCGGGTTTCACTGATTCCATGAAAGCCAACGTTTTGAAAACCAATGTCGATTATATCGGCATGGAATTGCAGAACGATATTCAGAACACTTGGAACGCGTTCTATCAATCGTTGGGCATTAAAAATCTCCCGTTGAAAATGGAACGGCAGACCGCCGACGAAATTAACGATTACGGGGAGCCGACCGACCTACGCGCACTCAGCGAGCTTGAGGAACGGCGCGCCGCGTGCGATATACTCAACACAAGATTTAGAAAATACCTCAAGGAACCGATACAGGTTGTGTGGAACGAAGACAATGTGTCCCGCAATTATAGTTACTTGACGGACGTTGAAAGAATGAACGACGATGACCGTGCAGAATGACATAGACTATTATCAGCCGTGCGAATCGCGCGACGATTTCCATAGCGTGATAACGTACACGTTTGGTGAGCTGCTCGACGTGCCGGGCGGTGTTGACTGGGATAATGCCGCGTGGTCATGGCGGGACGTTGCCTATGATGACACGCAATACGTGCGTTGCTGCAAGAAAATCGAAAACCGTTTCTATGACCGCGAAATAGGCGTATTGCCCGCAAGCCGATGGAAACGGCATTTCCTACGATTGATAGATGAAATAATGCCGACCCTGAAACCATTATACGCGGCGGTTGACGGCAATTCCGGTATCATGCTATCCGATATGGACACATGGCATAAAATGCGCACCGTGTTTTCTGATTTTCCCGCAACGCAGTTAGCCGAAAATCAAGACTACGCGAGCAACGCGACGGACAATCAATACGAGACAATCGCCAACGGTGATTTCATGGGCAAAGTCAATCGCATACGCAACGGCGAATATGTCGATATTGACGTATTGTTGCTTGACCATCTTGAAAGTTGTTTTAGTCCATTATGGACGGTAAACATAAACAATTATTGAAAGGATAATACACATGTTTCCACTGCTGCCGTTTTTCTCGGTATGGCCGTACACACCCGCCATACCCGCGTTCTATTGGAATGCTAAAAGTCAAGAGGAAATCATAAAACATATTGCGTGCGAAATCGATCATATAACGGCGTATCTTGACGAAATCGTAAGCGACATAAACAAAACGTTGAACGACTACGATACACGAATAAAAAACATTGAAGCGCACATAAACGATTACGGTGTAGCCATAGCGCAGATGCAAGAACAAATCGAACACATAGGAGACACACAGCTAGTATGGAACGTCACAAAGGGCGAATATACTGACAGTAAAACCGCGCTCCGCGATTTGTACCGCGAACTAGCAGTGTACGGTGCACGCGTCACACAAATAGCCGATATTAACGCTGGCAAACTCGCCGAACACCGAACCGACGAAACATCCGCAATCGGTAATCTTACCATATTCAATGACACCACACCGCGTGTCACTAATCCAACCACCGGCGACGAATACGCGCCACTCTCATGAAAGGAACCCTCATGGTTAACACCACTAATTATGAACTGGAAAAGTACGACGCTGGAAGTGCAGCAAATCTACTTGACCAATACAACGGGTCAATGGATAAAATCGATGCTGCAATAAAAAGCGTCAGCGATAAAGCAGACCTAGCGTTGAACAACAACGTGCTACCGGACGGTCTAGCCGCATTCATAAAAGCGCTAGGTCTGACCGGAACTAATGCGCAAACTCTCGGTACCACTCTCAACCACATCCTAAACCGCACCGGCACGGAAACATTCACCGTCACCGACCTAAGCAAACTCAAAAAAACCGCAGAAGGCTACCCAATTCCACCGACCAAGTAGAGGCACACAATCATGGCAACAGAAACCCCATTCTACCATCTGCCACTATACGAAACAGGCGACCTAGCCGACCTACGCGACGGATACAACGCGGCAATGCGCACACTCGACCGCGTAATACATCAACTAAAAGTACAAGAGGAAATAAATCATCCAACGAATCTCAGAAAGGACAACTAACATGACAGATTACACAACCAACTTCAACTTGGAAAAATATCAAACCGGCGACGCGGCTAATTTAAATGATCAATACAATACGTCAATGGATATTATAGACGCTAATCTATACAAAATCAACACTAACGCAAACACTGCGGGCGGTAAAGCTACGCAAGCATTAGAAACAGCGCAAAACAACAATAAAAATCTGACAGCGTTAGGCGTAACCGACACCAAAACCGCGACACAACTCAAAAACAAAATAGACACAACCGCAACAAACCTCACTGCCACAACCAAAACCGCGAACAACGCGACTGCCAACCTCAACGCATTAGGTGCGAGCACCGTAGAAAACGCGACCAATCTGAAAAACCGTATAAACGACACCTATACAAAAAATGAAAGCGACAATCGATATGTACAAATACCGACTACACAAGATACGCTAATCGCAATCGGAGATAGCTATTTCACGGGTTACAGAACAACTAACCCAACAACCGATAGCATGATAGTAAAAGCAGCGCAAAAACTGGGCTTGAAATGCAACAATTACGCAACCGGCGGTAGCGGTTTCATCACCGGCACGACATTCCTACAGCAATTACAACGAGCTAACAGCACGACAACCGATAAAACTAAAATCAAATATGTTGTAATCGGCGGTGGTCGTAATGATGCATACAACAAACTGAAAGAAAACGACGTTGTAACAGCGCTCACCTACGCTAAAACCAATTTCCCATATTCAAAAATCGTTTTCATTCCAATGATGTACGATAACACATGGCCTACACGCGATGACGGTCAAAAATACGGTGTCATGTGCGCCGGTGGCCGCAACGCAAACGTGCTCACCGTCAAGGACGCGCCATCATGGGGTCTATACTATCACAGCGGAATGACAGACATACACCCAAACACTGAGGGATCGGAAATATACGCACAATACATAGCAACCGCAATACAAACTAACGCAACCGTAATGCCACGCGTAGAACGTCACATAGACGTCGCACTTTCGGGCATAACGAACGGTACATTATCAGTATTCATTAACGGGCTAAACATATCCTACGTATTCCGAGGCAACAAAACAGAATGGAATCAACATATTTTCGCCACCGTAAACAAGTCAAACACATGGGGTGCATGGATTATGATAACAGGCTTTCTTGACGATGGAACACCACTCAAAATAAAATTCGACGGTATGAATTTCAATATCGAAAACGTGTTAACCGGAACAGGAAAAGCCGGAAACGTCAATTTCGCATACAATATGAATATATTCGAGCACAACTAACAAATAACAATTAACCCCGATAGGTTTTTCCTATCGGGGTTTTATATGTCAATCGCCGTTATCGACCGACTTGATACTCATATAATATCACACCGCGCAACACGACACGCCGCAACCGCACCGCTTCACCGTGCACACTTCCGCGTAG